TATTTCCAAATCTAACTCTTGTCCTATTTTAGCCATGTATAATGCTATTTTATCCTTTTCTTCTTGATTATACATTTTGTCTTTATAATATCTTGGCATAGCAATCTTTTTACCGTCTTCTATTGGAACATACATACGTTGTTCCAAATTGTTTTTGTGCCAATTTTGCATTTGTTGTGTTATATAATTACTGCCTAATCCTTTTGACATTACACTAAATTCCTTTTTTCTATCATCATTTTGATGTTGTGGAATTTGTGATTTTTTTGACATATATTTTAACGTATAACCGATACTGGCATGACTAACATTGCCAATATGATAATTGCCAATAGTATGATTATTAAGAGCCCAAGCACGTTTAATATGTTCTGGATTAGCATTATAAAGAATGATATGATAATGAGGACGTTTTTTCGTGCTCCCGTACTCTCCGACAGCATAATACTTAAGTTTTTCATTGGATAGTTTTCTTAATCTTTTAAAAAATTTTTGTAAATCTGTTAAATCTAATGTCATATAACCATTTGTGGTAATTGGTACATATTCTGTATCGTAAGTTAATGTTATAAAGAGAGCGGATTTACTCCGCTCTCCTTCTTTTACTAATCTAAACGACCATCCTGATGTACGGCGTTTTTTACATGGGGGGCATTTTCCACAAGGAAATGGCATATGTTCTCCTCTTGTTTGCTCTTTCTTATAGAAAGGAGTTATACACCTACTACTCATGTTTAAAACATTGGTGTACCGAATTTTGGCATAGGCCTTACCGCCTTAATCTTGTTCAATACATGACAATATAAAGAATCTCCTTCTGGATCGTCCACTGCAAATATACGTTTGGTAGCGTCGCAATTAATAAATGCTCCGTTTAATGATGGTTGTGAAGCAAATTTACGACCCAAATGCCAATAATCTAATGTAGTTCTAAAATCTCCAGCTACTCTTGAAGGCATATATTTATATTCTGCATAACGTGGTACATAACCAAAAGTGTCATTTGCTGTAGTAGTATAAGCATATATTTCTTGGTTTTCAACAGGTTGTTCGCCAATATGTGCAAATGAAGGCCAAAAATAATCTAATGTATCAGATTTAAGGAAAGTTTTTGGTATACCCTGTTGATATGCTGTTTTTGGCATTACTGACATAATACCAATTATGTATCCATGTTCTTCACAATAATAACTACCTGATCTACCTGATGAAACTGACATACCATGACCTGACATATTACCTTGTGGTAATTCTCCTACAGCTCCGGTAGTATTTACTATTTCTGATATTACTACTGGTGACTTTACACCTGTAATATATTCTGGTCTCTGTAATCTCTTATCTGATGATTTAACACCAAAATGTGTTAAAATGTTTTCTATGTAACGAGTTCCACCTCTTGCGTTTTTTTCCAACCATTCCTGTAATCTAAATGCACGACGTAAATCGTTAATTGTTGTTGGTTGAAGTTGAAGATCATCTGTTTCAGCATATAATTGACCAGGTGCAAATGGGGGTGTAGGTAATCCTGCTGCAACAGTTATACTAGAAGGTGAACCACTTAATGTTGTTGTGCTACCTGATGTTTTTACTAAAACATCTCCACTAATTTCACCTAAAGGAATGTCAACTGCTTGTCCTTTTTGAGCGAAAGGTAATGATGCTGTAAAATAATCGTGCTCCCATGCTCTTTTTCTTAATGTTTGTAAACCTTCCCAATATGGAACGCCTTTAGCGTATTGATTACCATCAATAAGTTTATAATCTACAGGGGCAATTAAATTTTGGTCTCTATAATATTCGTTATATATACACTGATATGCAGCTAATGGTAATGCATTGATTTGTCCTTCTACCGTAGTTGATGTATTTGGTGGTACTCCCAAATAATCTAAAAACTTTTTTTGAGCTGCTGATTGATAATCATTTCTAGTTGTAATAAATGGATAAACTACTCCACTGTTTGCATCTGTTATAAACTTTTCCCAATTTGACCATAAAATACGATTTGGTACAAAGAAATAGTGCATAGTTACATCCATTCTATGCATTACGGGTGCAATCATTGGTGCAAACCTAATAAGGCTTTCGCAACCAATATCAAATTTGTCTCCAGGAACACACTCCATTGTTAAAATTGGAGTTAAATTGCCCATTTCTGCTGATAACTTTACATCATGGGTGAGGTCAAAGACATTCTTTTTAGGTCTTTGTAACTTAATGGAATTGAATAGATTTTTTCCCATTGTTTTGTTTTTTGTTTTTAATAAATTAAAATTTGGGGGTGACTAACCCCCTTTTGTTATAGTCTAATTCCACCACGAGATACATAGTAGCTGCGGCTTACTTTACGTCGTTTGCCATAACCGCCCTTTCGAGATGAGCGTCGATAGTTCCTTCTTCGCATGTTTTTGTTTTTAGTTTGTTATTAAAATATTTAAATAATGCCTGTTCAACGTACTTTTTAAGTAACTCTTTTTCGGACATATCTGCCGTATTATATAATTTTATTAACCTTAATATTTGGTCTTGTGTATATAATCTCATTATCTTTTCATTAATATAGATTTGTTAGGAATAAAGGACTTTAAAATAGTTCCAAAAAAGTTAGCAATTTTTCCACCTGTAGTACTTCCAGAACCTTGTAAAATTTGTTCTAATCTTTGTCTTGTTTCTACATCTAAAGCTCCAATAGTATTAGCTTGTCTATTGGATTCAGTTGCAGCTTTTATTTGTTCTTTTAGTAATTCATTAATATCATACTTCTGCATAATATTTAACTTTTGATATTCATTACTTGTTGCTAAACTACGTAATTGTTCTTTTAATATATCAGTTCTAATTGGAAATTGAGACCTTTCCAATCTCTTTAAATTAGCACTTTCAATTAAATTGTCATAACTGGCATTTTGTACGCGATTTAATATAGAAGGTTTGTCCATTAAATCAAGCTTTGTATTAGCTAATATATCATTTTTTATTCGTTGTTCTTCGTTCCTTAACTTGTTACCTTCTACTTCTTGTTGTAAATTCTCTATTGACAACTCTTGTAATTCAAATTGGTTTGATTTTTTGAATACTTGTAAACTTTCAGTATCTAATTGAGGGGCTACATAGTCTGTACTCCTAACAGGTGAGGCTTCATTTCTTTGATTATATATCAAATTTTTGTTTAATCCAGCAGCTTGAAATCTTTTCATTTGCTCTGCTGGTGTGTTGTAAGCGTTTAATCTATTCCAATCTGCTAAAGCAAATTGTCTGTTTTTTGCGTTTGTGTATTGTTGTGATCCAACATTTAATAGGTTTGTTCCTATTGATACCCATGCGTCTGGTGATAATCCCATACTTTTATTTTTTTTTTGTTTTTAATACACCAAATTTCCCTTCATTTGGTTTGTTCACTCGATTGTCGTCCGCTGCGCTCCCTCCGACTCGTTCACTTACCAAATTTAGTCATTTGGTGTCAATAAGCACTAATATATCAAGGGTTTTTAGTGCTTATTGTCTGACGCGCTGCGCTTGTCTTCATAAAAATAGCCATGCAAGTAAACTTGCACAGCCATTTTTCTGTTAGTCAAGTGTTGTAACATCTTGACTTTGGATATCTTCAATATCCTCTTTAGACAGTTTAGCAACTGTCTTTTCTACTTTTTTGCTCTTTAAACGCTCCTCAATTTCAGCAAGTTCTTGACGAGCAGCTATTTCAAGTTCTTGCCTTTCAGCTAAATCAAGTCTGCGAGGGTCAATACCATCGCCATCTTCTCCTTCATATATTGGTTCTTTACCACCACCAAGTGGTAAACCATTTGCGTATCTTTGTAATAATTCTCTAACTGACATTGATTGGTCAGGAATTGTTGCACTTGGTTCATTGTTAATTTCGTCATCGTTGAATTCAGATGCGTTAAACATATTTCTAATTTTCATAAATAATTGTTTTTTCGTTCCATTTCTGCATTTTTTTCCATTTTTTTAAAAGCAAAAATGTGTCTTTCTGACATTACTTGTTCTTGTTGTGTAAAACTTGTAAATTCTTTTGATATTTCCAAATCTAACTCTTGTCCTATTTTAGCCATGTATAATGCTATTTTATCCTTTTCTTCTTGATTATACATTTTGTCTTTATAATATCTTGGCATAGCAATCTTTTTACCGTCTTCTATTGGA